TGCTAATGATCCTGTAAATCAGTTCTTAAATAAGGATTATGGTCCTATAATGAGTGCTATAGAAAAGAAAAAAGAATTTAGACCTTAATGGCAATTAGAAAAAAAATAGGATATAGAATTGACCCACTTGATCTCGATACACGCAAAGCTATCGGGGTTAAGGTTCCTTTTAATAAAAAAGGTGTATTTCAATTTAATTATACAACAAAGGACCAAATAAAATCTAATCTTATTAATCTTCTTTTAACGTCACCCGGTGAGAGATATCACGAACCTTCATATGGGGTTGGTATAAGAGATATTCTGTTTGATCAAAATAATGAAACCAACGAAAGAATAAAAAATTTAAGGATAAGAATAGATGAAAATATTAAATTTCATCTTCCTCAAATAAGAATGACTAATTTAAAAGTTATACCTGAAGATAAAATCCTTAATATAAAAATTGCATATGTAGTTTTATTAGATAATGATACAAATGAGATTTCTTTAACTCTATAATTAAATGGCATACTCTAAAATAAATAACACACAAGGTACTAATAAAAAGAATATAAAGTATCTAAATAGAAACTATAATCAGTTAAAACAAGATTTAATTGATTTTAGTAAAAACTATTTTCCTGACAATTTTAATGATTTTTCTGAAAGTAATCCTGGTATGATATTTTTAGAACTCGCCTCTTACGTAGGTGATGTCTTATCATACTATACTGATACCCAAATCCAAGAAACTTTTATAGAGTCTGCACAAGAAAAATCTAACCTTTTAGCGCTAGCGTATAGTTTAGGATATAAACCAGTTATTTCAAATCCATCTACAACTGAAGTAGATTTATATATTACATTACCAGCAAATGGTGTTGGTGACGCTCCTGATTGGGATTATGCCCCTACTTTAAAGAAAAATTCTACATTTTCAACCTCACAAGCTTCTTCGGTTACTTTCACCCTTATGGAAGATGTAAACTTCCAAGTAAGCAATTCACTAGACCCCACAGAAGTTTCTGTATATAAATTAGATGGTACTCCCCAAAGCATAGATGGGTCTAATAACCCTGAATATTATCTTGTCTCAAAATCTAGTAAAGTTATAAGTGCTGAAGTAAAAACAGCTACTTTTAGTTTAGGAGCTCCTGAAAAATATATTACATTAGAAGTCCCCGATTCTAATATTATTGGGATAGAATCAGTTACTGATTCAGATGGTAATATCTGGTATGAAGTACCATATTTAGCACAAGAAACAATTTTTGAAGATGTTTTAAATGTAGCAGCTAATAATCCTAATTTAAACCAATACTCAAACGATACACCTTATCTTTTAAGACTTAAAAAAGTACCCAAAAGATTCACAACTAGATTCACTTCAAATAATATACTACAATTACAATTTGGAGCAGGATTTAGTGGAGATGACGATGTTGAAATTTTACCTAACCCTGACAACGTAGGTTTAGGAGTTAAAGATAACGTCTCTAAACTAGACTTAGCTTATGATCCTTCTAATTTTTTAATGTCTAAAGCTTATGGAGAAGTACCCTCAAATACTACTATTACAGTAAGATATTTAGTGGGTGGTGGAGTAGAATCAAATGTACCTTCAGGAGTAATAACTAAAGTAAGTAATCCTATTTTAGTAAAAAATAATAGTGTTGGGAGTAATGTTACATATAATCTAGTAACTGATTCTTTACAAGTATACAATACTATCCCAGCAACCGGTGGTAGTTCCGGCGATACTATTGAAGATATACGTTTAAATTCAATAGCTAATTCATCAGCACAACTTCGTACGGTTTCAAAAGAAGATTACATTATACGCACGTTATCTATGCCTGCTAAATTTGGAAAAATCGCTAAAGCTTATATTATGAGAGATGACCAAATTACAGTAGATAGTAATGCTCGTATATCAAATCCCAATGGATTAAATTTATATACTTTAGCTTATGATAATAATAAAAATTTAACTAATTTAAACGCAGCTACTCGTCAAAACTTAATAACATATTTAGAAGAATATAGAATGTTAACAGATGCTATTAATATTAAAAATGCATTTGTAATTAATTTTGGAGTGGAATTTGATATAGTAGCATTTAAAGAAACTAATAATGATCAGATATTATTAAATTGTATCCAAGCATTAAAAGATTACTTTAAAATTGATAACTGGCAAATTAACCAACCTATAATTTTAAATGAAGTGTATAATGTAATTGGTGCAGTTAAAGGAGTCCAAAATGTTGAACACGTTAGATTAGTAAATAAATCAGGAATTGCTTTAGGTTATTCTCAATATTCTTATGATTTTGACTCAGCACTTATAAATAATGTTTTATATCCTTCTATGGATATTAGTATTTTTGAATTAAAATACCCAAATACAGATATAACAGGTAGAATAACTAGATATTAATTATGGCATATTATTTTTTATTTCCTGAAAAGGACACAACAATATATTCTCACCCATGGAGACAAGATTTAAATACAGGTCTTGTAGAAACTTTATCTTTAACTTCTGAAAAAGATAATACGGGTAGTTTATATTACCCATCTAGAATGCTTTTACAATTTAAAGATTCTGAATTAATTGATATATTACAAAATAAAGTTTCTAGTAATTTTTCTGCAAGTTTAAAATTATATGCTACTGAATACAGCCAGAATTTACCAGTTTCTCAAACTATAGAATTATATCCATTAAATGAGTCTTGGCAAAATGGTACACAAAGATATTTAGAATACCCATACATTCAAGGAGTTATAAGTAATGGTGTTTCTTGGTTATATAATGATAATGGAACTGATAAAACATCTTGGGAAACTTCCTCTTTTAATGTAAATACCACTGGTAGTTTTAGCAGTAGTAAAGGGGGTGGTACTTGGTATACTGGCAGTGGATTTGAATCTACTCAATCTATAGAAATTACTAACAATTTTGATTTAAATTTTAATGTAACTAGTCAAATCCAAAAATATTCTGCTAGTTTATTTGCTTCTCAAACCTACCCTAATGGTATTTCAAATAATGGGTTTATTATTAAACGTAAAGACGATGTGTGGAATAACATAACAGATCAAGGGGAGTTAAAATATTTTTCAGTAGATACCAATACAATTTTTTCTCCTACGTTGGCTATCAAGTGGGACGATTCAAGTTATGTTACTTCTAGTGGGGCTACTATTTTAACTAGTGGTAAAATTCAATTAAATATTAATAATAATAAAGGCACTTACAGACAAACTGAAGAATCTACATTTAGAATTAATAGTAGAAAACAATATCCTGATAGAACATTTGTTACTTCTTCAAATTATTTAGACGTAAATTATCTTAATTCATCCTCTTACTATAGTATTGAAGATTATACTTCAAAAGAAGTTATTATCCCTTTTGATACTGAATTTACAAAATTAAGCGCCGATTCAGAAGGTATGTACTTTAAATTATATATGCAAGGATTACAACCTGAAAGATATTACCGTATTCTTATTAGACATGATAATAATGATGGTATATCTATTTATGATGATAATTATTTCTTTAAAATAATTAGATAATGAAAGAATCTATTTCAATACAAAAAACCGTTTATATTAATGGTAATTTTAGGGAAATAATTGATACTAATTTTTCTGAATTATCTAGTACAAAAAGATCATTTACTCAAGATGAGTTTTTTGAAATATATAATGAGTTATTCTTACAATTACCCCTTACTGGACCTAAAAGCCATGAAGCTTTAATTAATAAAAGTCGTCAATTATTTAATGCTAAACAACTTGAAGACCCTAAAGATATAGAGATAAGAAATCTACAAAATACTATTTTTAATTTAGAAAAACAAGCTTTAAAGTCTACTGAAGATACTACCACTATAAAAGAACATCCTTTATTTCCTAATGGTAGTATAATTGGTAGATCAAATGAAAATGGCTCAGGAATATGGCCAGATGCTTATTATATGGACCAAGGATATAAAAGAGCTATACTTTTCTCAGGGGATAGTGAAATGTGGGGGGGATTTAAAACCTTAAAAGGTTATGATAATAGAGAAGTACCAAAATTTCCTAACTTTGTTATAGATAACATCCCTAGTGGTAAAGATTTGTCTAAAGAAAATATTAATGATAGATGGACTCCATCAGAATTTTTAAAAGATTCCGAAACTCTTAGAATAACGTTAGATCCAACAGATGCTAAATTAGATTTAAATAGTCCTATCTATAATGGAGATGTTAATTTATGGAGAAATGAACTTGAAAAAGATTTTAGTGAAAAAACTAATTATATTAATGCTTTAGAAGACAAAATAAAAGGAATCATATCAGAAATCCAAAAAATAAGAGGGTACTAATGGCTAGATATACTGAAGATTTTCAAAATCAGGATAATTTATTAACTCCTGAACAACAATCACAAATTAATTCTTTGAAAGAAGAATTGTCTTATTATAGACAACTTCTTAATAAAACTAAACAAAAAAGAAACAAGATACAAGAAGTATTTGATAACTATGATAATATTATAGCAGGAAACATTATTGTAAGTATTTTACCTGATGAAAATCTAGATGAAATTAAAAATTCTATTATAATCTCTAAACAAGAAATTTTAAACAAACTAAATAATATTGAAATAGCAGATCCTAATAATTCTCAAAACGAAAATTCACAAGATTCTTTTTCAAATTCTAATTTTTCAGAATATTCACCTTCAGATATTACAAAAGTTAATAATTTATTAAATGATATTTTTGATAGGAATATAATAGTAGAATTAATACAAAAATCTTC